GCGTTACACAATCTGGTCCAAATCCAATCCGGAAATGGAGCCAAAACCGTACTAAGGCAGTACTGTTTAAATTTAGAAAGCCCGGAAACAGGGCCCTACCATAAAATCATGGTACTAATTGGGTTATCAGCCCACGTTGAACTCCTCATCCAGCATACTCTTTTATTGATATGAGTTATCTGTAGAAGTCCGCAACATGCATGTCCTATGTATCGCTCTCCGAGTAAGGGTAATCCCAACGGAGCGTTTCAGCGAAAGGCGATCCTGCCTTACAAGTCATGTTAAATGATGAGTATATACCGTCATCCACAATTTTATACGCTAATCAGAGGTGAGCACAGCCAATGCCGCAAATGCGGGCTTATATAGCTCTATAGACACTTGAAATAGTAATTATTATGTAGAATCAAAGTAGATTTTAATCTCATTGCGGTCCATTCAAGACACTTCACGAAGTGCTGAGTGAGAGAGTGACGTTGATTAGTGGAAGGAGTAAATCCCACTAGAGTTGCGTAATCTTAATGTAACCAAAGTTAAGCGCAGTGCCGCTTGCATAGGTAGCAGCAGCTTGCAGAGCGAGGGACGTCCCGAGCGCAGTAGTATTCCAAATCAAGGGATTCATGTTAGCGGTCCACAAATGTTGAGATGGAGCGTTCACGGAAGACGTCTGTCCATTGTTGGAGGTGAGAAATACTAAACCTGTATTTGCAGCTGCAACGTTACATAGTTGCATATTTACCTCCGTAACACCGCTAGTAGTAGCGACGCTATTGCACGTTGATTCAATTAAATAAGAACCAGCCGCAAGTGTAATAAGACCAGAAGACGCAATGGTAGCGTTAATTCCGTTCGCAATAATAACAGGCGTTGTAGCCGATGCGAAAAGTGTGTCGTACACTCCGGTAGCTGCAGCAGTCTCTCCAAGAAGATTCGAAGAGAGAAGCAGATATGATCCAGCAACACTCGGAGATCCACCTAAGGACTCGAGTACTGGAATGGTAACTATACACTTATAGCGAACACGCAGTTCGCCAACAACAGTAGTGTTAGTACAGCCATATGTAGAAACATAAAGATTCCCACAGTCATATGTCTTAATGTCAGTATTGACCTGTTGATTCCCAGGACGAACATACCAACTATCCTGCCGTGACAATTCACGGGCATTAATGGATAAAATAATCTCCTCCATACAGGGCATACCATCAGCATGCGGCTCTGTATCAAGCACTTGCTGCTTAGTTGTAGGAGCTGAATCAGACGCGTCAAAATCAAAGGATAACATAACTTTGCCTGCTTGACCATTTGTAGCATACTCAGAGACTTCTCGTCTATAGTAGAACTCCAGATACAGGAATTGATACTTTTCATAGAGTGATGCGATCTTACTTCCCCAAGGGAATGTAGAAGATTGGCCAATGTTGACAGGATACGACGTAGTTGAGAAAGTAGCAGAACCGCTAACATCTGCAATGTATTCATCTTCCTCAATCGTATGTGACTTTCGAACTCGTGATCTATTTGAAGAACCGAGTGATAAGGGACCAGTCGCGCCTCTCTGATTAACGAGGTCACGCTGTATACGCCGCGGACGTTTTGGCCGCGAGCTGTCGTTTGTTTGAGACTTAACAGCTTGTCTAGGTTTTTGGGACTTTTTCTGTCCGGAAGCTTTGGTGCTTGCCTTTCCCCTTTGAGAATTCATCGGGTCCCGTCTCTCTTGTGTGGATTAAGAAGCCACACCGGCGACTATGCTCAGATAACTAGTTATAAGTGAACCGAGCGGAATTACGAACCTTATAGGATACACCAATTAATGAAGGTGTTCCACAACATGGAGCGGTGATACTGTTAGTAGATCACCACGTTAATCCAAGTTATAATGCGTTCGACCGCTTATCCACCACAATAACCCAACCGTTGTAGTCTGTAGACCATCCGTATGGCAATGATGCTCATACTTGGTACTCTCCTTAACGAGTGTTTGGTTGTTTATAGTTTCTGACCGACCCCTACAGCAAATCCGACTATTAGGAAGTTAAACTTTCCATTCCTCGCTCATTAGGCGATAATGGTTAGATCCTTTCAGTAAATGACCTTTGAAAGGGCCTTGTAGGTTTTCCCGTGTATAGTTGCTACACGGAGCTTATTTGCTTTACGAACCGTTATCAAATCTAGGAAGTTAAACTTTCCATTCCACCATTAAATTGGCTAGATGAGATCTGCGTGGATCATGTACTTCTTAAAGGTACCCACGTCACGATGTTCGAACTCGCTTGGGTAGGCTCGTCAAATATGACATAACCTTGAGAGAATGAATTCAAGAGGATTGACTAACAACAAGTCAAGAGGTACTCGATTTGGCAAATGCCATTAACATCGAGTGGAACCTCACCTGAGCATACCAACCGCATCGAAACGCGATTAGCTCTTCTCTTATAGAGTATAACCTCATCATACATGTGAGGGTTCTCAATCTCTAACATTCGTTGACATGATTTACTAGTTCGAAGGACTTTTTTCACAATCCTAAGTAAACCAGAGTAATCAAATTGCATTACATCTGAGTCAACTGCGCCAGTACAGCGCATATACCAATTCGGCGGATGGGTCTCTTCGACTACATCCTCACAATAAGGGAGCTGAGGACAGCCCCTAAGTTGTGCCTGATAAACGATTCTTTTGCGAATATCAGAGCCCCAATTCTCAAGGTCGAGATCGGTGGGCATACCAATTGGTTTGAATGGTGGTTCAGTGAGGTCTTCACGATACCATAAATCACGTAGAGCATATGCGATTTTCCTTTGCTCATTCGTTACAACAACATCACCCGACTTAAAACGTCCAATGTGATAATCGTACTCGCTAACAAACTGCGAGCCCTCGGGTAATTTCATACCAAGACCACCCATTGAGCGTGGAAGGTACCAGTTCAATCTAGTACCATTATCGAGGATGGAGCATTCATTCAATGCGTCCAGGTTGTAGAACTTAAAACGTGAATCAGCGCGAACAGGGTTCAACGCGCCGTGTAAGACACTCTGGTGTAAACAGTGGATAGGCTTAAACCTGCCTTCTTCCACACGAGCAACCTTGCTCTGACCCAACAACATACCCGCATTGAAAAACGGGACATATTCCGCACACTCATTCTTCTTTTTGAAGAATAAAGCACTATTAACAGTGCCAAACTTCTTATGGAAGAAGTTCTTACCAGGAGAAGGGGTCAAACCCGCTTCAGGCAAAAGTGTTAACCAGTCTTGATAAGACTTACGGTTACATCCAAACATAATGTCGTCACCATTGACTAGGACATTAAGTTCATCAAGATTCTTCATTGGCTCAACAGAGATCCAATAAGTAATAAGATTGATGATACAAAGGATGGGAAAAGAAAGAACGGAGCCCATAAGCTGGCCGTTTTGTTGTTCAGCCGGTAAAAGACCGGACTTACGTGGGTACTCCACGACATGTTCATAAAGGACTCTCCTCAAATAGGATATGAGTCGACCGCTGGCATCAATACCACGGTCGGTTGACATCTTTAACAAGATACGCTCAAAAACGCGTTTAGTCAACTCTATCTTTATGTTATCGGTCGCTGCGGAAAAATCACCACTAGCGATACTGTGAGCTGGATCTAGCTTCGACAGAAATTCATCCACGACAAAAACAGTCAATGGAGATCCGATAAGTCTAAAGGCTGGAAGAGCCTTCAGAGACGAATGCATGCAGTGTTGCATACCTTTCGAAATTGCATAAGGAAGCGCGTTAGATGCGGTAATATTCCGAATCTTAAGAGGTTCACAGATTGAATAGACCTTAGCCCTACATTTGGACACTTCATCTTCCATAGATAGAAGATGGTCCAGGGGTGCCGTTTCCAATCCGCGTCGTTCAGTAACGCCTTTATATGGACAAAAATCCATTTTTAGCAATTCATCTCTACTAGTGAAGCCTTCTCTCACTAGCCGTCTCTGCAAATGCATAGCGGCGCCACCTTTGGCCATACCGTTTTCAAAACAAGCATTTGTAGAATAGTCGTGTACTTTTGTTACACCTCTGAAGGAGATCTTTTCGACGATCTTTTCAAGTTTCTCGTCAAAGTCGACAAGAAAACCTTCAGAACACTTCTCGCTACCTTTTAACATAGCGGCTCGATGCTTTTCGAGCGACAGTTGAACAAAACTGTCAGGAACCACTGAAGCACAACGCTTGACTTGCGCGATGCTCCAGAAGAGATGCTGATTCCGTGGTTTGTTACCACTGACAATTCGATTTGAAAGAAATCTTCGAATGGAACCAGTAAAGAGGAGTGGAGTGCTCTGACCAAAGACACGAATCCAAGATTCGGGTGCCTTCGGAAGTACTTCCTGTTTTAAACTCCTAGCGTGCATCCATGTGGTAGAATACTTCACCACATCTATAAATTCAAGATATGTCTGAACTGACATTAATGAATGCACAACTGAAGTAATGGTCTTAACATCATGCGAGGCAAAAAACTTGCTATCATGATCGGCTAAAATCTCGATAAACCCTATCGAGATCTGCAATGCACTTGCAAACCATTCCTTCTCCAGATACGGACCACTTATGATCAAATGGTGGGTATCTTTTGCGTAGCACGTGAGCTTCAAGTCGCATACTTCAATTAAACTCTGAAGTTCAGCGATAGACTTACCTATTTTTACCTTAACTGTACACTGATCATAAGATCCATGTACATCTGAGGGTAGAGGTTCGTCGCTTGACGTGCCAGCCGGGTCGAATGACCCGTCAACGCCTTTTTTCAACAGATACAGGGCTCTCAACAGAGACCCTGACGGATTGTACTCACGTATATATCCGTTTTGTGTTGACTTTTCTATCCCGATCGCGCCTTTAGGCGACGCTCCGGCCCCGGTACTTAACGTACTGGTTTCTGAA